CAATTAGATTTCTCAATACCATCTAATTCACCGCTTAGAGAAAATAATCTTGGTGGTATCGTAGAAACTGGTATAGGCACTGGTGAGACTGTAGAAGAAAGAGCTTTAGGCGCTGGAATAGGCACAGTTACTGGCGGCGCTCTCGGAGGCGCTGTTCAAACTGTTGCGCCATATATTACAGGTTTAGCAACTTCACTTGTCGATTTTGTTCGGCGCAGAGTAGGAGGCCGTGGGTCAAAAGCTGTTGAAAACGAATTACAACGACTAGCAACAGAAAGCGGAATGTCGGTTGATGAGATTGTTGAAGGCGTTGCTAGCGGCAGAATTATGGCAGAAAACAGAACACTGCTTGATGCGGTTCGAAGCTTTCGAGCTTCTGGAGGGACAGCAGCTTCAAGATTAAGGCAGACTTTAGAAGCAAGGCCACAGCTCACAAGAGAGGAAGCAATGTCTCAAATATCTGATTACTTATCAGAAATTGAAGACCCTAATATTTTAAGAGGCATCAAGGCTGGAGAAGAAGAAGCAAGGATTTTAGAGAAACAAGAATACGCTCGATTTAAAACACAGAAAGCTAGCCCTGAAGTTGTTAGCGAATTAGAGACAGCCGTTAAAAATGTTCCAGAAAGCCAATCTGCTCTAAACAGAATTTATCAATCTGCAACAGGTGATAAACCTTTTGTTACAATTAAAGATGATGGAACTGTAGAGTTTGCAGACGATATTACAGTTGAACAAGCTGAAGTTGTCAGACGAACAATTAGCAACTTGGCTTCAAGAGAGTTTCAACCTGGCGGTATAGGGACAGTCGGTGAAGCATTTGGAGATGTTGAAAAAACTCTAAGAGAAGCCTTAGACCTAACAGTTCCAGAACTAGCAGAAACTAGAGCAAAAGCAGCCACAACAAGAAGCGCACGAGAAGCCTTTCAGGAGGGGCAAAGAGTTCTGTCAAAATCGCCTGATATTGTTGAGTTAGAACTAGAACAAATCAGAGGGCAAGGTGAGGCAGCTCTAAAGGCTTATAGAACTGGTGTTCTTCAAGCACTAAGAAATAGAATGCGTACTGGAAGTATGCGAAGCATGATGACAAACTTATCAGACCCAGACAGAAAAGAAGGTCAGATTTTAAGAATAGTTATTCCACAAGACGAATTAGATGATGTGTTACGAGCTGTAGAACGAGCAGCTCAGTCTCAACAAGCAGCCACATCTATATTAGGTGGTTCTCAAACAGCCATAACAGCCGCACAGCAAGCTCGGCAGGGAATGGGTGTAAACATTGGAGATGTTGCAGAAGCATTCGGCGGCAGCCCTATGGCGGCAGGCAGAGTAATTCGTGATGTTGTTAAACAAGCAGCGCCAAGTTTAAATGATGCAGAGAGATTACAGATTGTTAATATTTTAACGTCAGAAAACCCAGATATAGTTAGAAATGCACTTGTAGACGAAAGTGGTTTAGCTGCATTTCAAGCAGCAGTTGAAAGATTAGCGGCTTCACTAACAGCAGGCGCACAAAGAGGCGTATCAGTCGGAGCGCCTATAGTAACGCAACAAATGGGCTTATTGGAGTAAAACATGGAACCAACAGAAAAGAGTTTCACACAAATAGAGGGGATCGTTCAGGACGCGATTGCTCAAGCCGTTGACTTTGTTGAAAGCGAAATCACGCAAGACAGAATAAAGGCACAGCGCTACTTCGATGGCGAGGTTGATATAGGCTATGAAGATGGCAGA